GAGTTATTAGCTACCTGTCCAGCTGCGTTAGCAAGTGCTGCCGCGTTTGGCTGGTAAGCGTTGAAAATTGGGCGGCCTGTGGTATCTACTGCACCTAGTAGTAAGTTATAAATACCTGTGCTGCCTACAAAGTTCTGTGCAAAGTAGCCGCTGTTTTTGTAGACGTTAGCTGTACTTTCAGCGGTGTAAGAAATTAAACCTGCCGCTGTAGCTGCTACGCCTGTGCTAGTAAAGCCTGTTGCGTTAATTGCACTAATTACCGCTTGGTCTGTTGCGTTCATATAAGCGTTCTGCATTTGCTGTGTTAATTCAGCAAAAAAGCCCGGATTGTCCGTGCGTTCCAATAGCTCAATGCTGAGGGTGTTCATGCCACTGTACTTTGAGACAGTTCCAGTTAGATATTCTGTAACCATACCTGTATTAGATACAGCGCCGGCCTCTGCCTCAACAGTAACGGTAGGTGCTACACCATTTAGCCCGCCGTTTGAGTCTACAAGTGCAGGCACGTTAATTGTGTTGCCCTTAGGTGGCAAAACTCCACGGCTGCAAGCATCTACAGCGCTGCGTGGAAAACGTGTGTTGCTAATAAACTCTGTTAGATATTGCGTTGGATTAAATGCAGGGTTTGTAGTCCAGCTATCATCTGCAGCTGTTACATATAGCTTGCTTTCATCATTACCTAGAGCAGCTTTAATTTTATGCTCTGTGTATGCGCCCATGCTTGTAATAGGTGTGCGAACTCTTTGTGAGTTAAGCGCACTTGGCTTAATAATTCTGCGGCTGGCCTCTACCGGTTCGGTAACGCCCTCGGCATCTTTTGACTCATAGCTAACGCTCTTTAGCGTTACTGTCGCACCGTCTGGCAAAAATGTTGCCTCTGATGCCATTTCTTCCGGGGCTTTATCCACGGTTTCTCCTGTCGTTTCTGTTGGTTGGTTTTCATCTACTGCGTTTTCTTGTGCAGCAATTTTTAACACGGCAGCGCTTGGAAATGCAGCGCTCTCTACTAGAGATACCTCTTTTAAGGTAGCAGCCGTAACTAGCAGATAATCTTTTTCTTGGCGTGAGTCATCTACCTCTACACCTACGCTGAGCCCGTCCATTAGTTGTTCTTGTGCAAGCAAAATTGCATCACTACCACGCGTGCTAGCGCTTACCTTGAAGCTGCCATAAAGTCCGGTCTTATTACTGGTAACGCTTTGCATACGTCCTACAGGTTTAGAATTATCGTGGCTCATAAGTAGTTTTATCTTGCTTGGCTCTGGCACGGTTATAGAGTTTTCTGCAAAAACTACACGCCCGGCGCTTGTGTTACCTACTTCTCCATACGGTGCAATTTTGCCGCTAATCGTGCGCCTATCGCCGTTATCTACTGCCTCTATGTTGCCGCTAAACGTTAATAGCATTTGTGGGCCTCTCTGTTAGTCCGGTTGGGCTTAGTTCTTCCATACTTTGCGCCTGCTCTAAATCAATTAAACCTAGATTTAGCATTTTTTCTATAGCTTCCAAACGTGACAAAGTATCAGCGCGTAAAAATGTATCATCTAGTGCAAAACGCACCTGATTACCGCGCCTTGTTACATCGTCCATACTTAGCCTATTTTCAATAGCGCTTATAAACGGCTGTAATGAATAAGCTATAAACTCTTTGCGCCCGTCTAATATGTTCTGATATGTCATAGAATTGTTGAGGTCTGCACTAATATAATATGCCGGAACATTCATTAATCTGCTAATTTCTGTTGCTAAATACTGTGAGGCCTCGTTATACATCATTTCTTTCGGTGAATAGCCCACAGTTTGGTAATCTAACGTGCTAGTTAAATAAGCCGTACTGCGTGAGTTACGCGCGGCTTTCCACGCTGCCAGTAGGCCGCTAATTTGTGCCTCTGGTAAATCTGCCCCACTATTCTTAATAAATCCTGTTGCCATAGGTGTAGCAGCTGCAACGCTTGCCGCTTTTTGTATATCTAACGCGGCCTGTATTGTGCGCCCGCCTGTTTCTAATACCCCGGGTAACAAACTTTGAAAAGTTACTAAAGACCCTACGCCGCTATCTGGTACGCGCTGCCCATTTATTGAGTAATAATCTACTTCATCGCCGTAATTATCTGTAGTTACTGTAACGCGGGTATTAGCTACCCACTCAAAACCGCTAGGTCTGCCGTCATCTTCATACAAAGACGTAACGCGCCAATAGGCCACGCCGTATAAAAGTAAACTGTCCACGGTGTAACTTATGGTAACGCTGCGTGGCTGTCTTATGTCCGGTTGGTCTAACCAAACAGGGCTCTGTAATTTACGGCCTGTACTTTTTTGTATTAGCTCTAAATCTATACTTGCAATAACGCCACAGATTAAGTTACGGCATCTACTTACCGCGGGTACTTGCAAGGCTAAGTTTCTATCTATAAATGGTACGCCGTTTGTATTGTATAAACCGCCAAAACTGTAAACGCCCGCGCCGTAAGTTTGTTGCATAATAGGCGGCGATAATTGCGCCTCTACGTCTTTTTTACGCAAGCCTATAGTTTGTAGTAATCCCATTGGGGCATTATTGCCTAAAAGTCAAGTATAGGTACAGAGTTTAGGCTTGGGCGTGTCTAGGCGTATACCTTTGCCTCTGCTACAGGTTGCGCCAATATGTGAATAACCATAGCAAGGCCAATAGGTATATCTACAGGCCCGGCAGACTTACGCCTAACAATACGCCAAGCATCTGGGGTTTGTTTAGCTGCACAGTTAGCCATTTGCTGTATTAGCGCATCTTGTCCGCTATGTCTTAGCCTGTCATTTACTAAAGCATCATACATATCACTACAGGCGGTGTAAAAGGTCTGCCCCGATATATCCCGGGTCTGTACCCCTGCATTTTGTAGCCTTTGAGCAATACTGGCAGTAGTGTATTTGTCGTAGCAGACTAAACGCGGGTAATACAGGTCAGCCCATTTTTTTATAGAGGCTGCTACTACAACTTCATCTACCGCTACCTGTGAGCTGTAGGTTTCTAGTACTGCTAGGCCTATCTTGCCATTAGGTAGCATCTGGCCCATTACTAGGCTGGCATCACGGCGGCTAGGACTAACGTCAAAGGCAAAAACAGTAAGCGGCCCGGGGCTCATCTTTAGGTTTATATCGCTGCTATCTTCAACAGAGCCAAACGGCCACGGGCTTTGCAAGCTATCTATCCATTGGCTAAGGCTTTCTGTCCTAAATTGCTCTGTAGTCTGCACCGTTAACGCTTCTTGCAAGGTTTCCTCAGTTATCAGTATGCCAAGCGCCGGGTTAGCAGCTGCCCACGCTTTACGGTCATCTAGGGCGCAAAATGGCGGGGCGCTATATTCGTAATAGCCTAAAGACGGCGGCGGGTTACTTTGGCAGCGCTCGCGTAAGTCGTTAAGCGTAGTGCTAAAGGCATCTCCAGCATTACTAGCCATTAAGGTCTGACTATTAGGCCTAGCGCGGGTTACAGGTAAAGCAGCTGCGTAGGCTTCTTGGTCTATCTCGCGTAGCTCATCTATAAATAGAAAATCAGCGCTAGCGCCGCGTGAGCTATCGCGGGTAGCAGCTCTAACATCTAACCTAGCCCCACTTTTTAGAATTATGGCCTCGTTACCGTTTGTATAGAGTATTTTCTTTAGTTGCTTCTTTAGGTCAGGGCTATCTTCAATAGCATTAGCTACCTCTCTAAAGGTAGTAAGGGCCATAGACCTAGCAGAGCTTATTACTATGTGGTTACGCTCATTAAACATAAACAGGCCAGCTAAAATACGCATACGCGCTAGATGAGTCTTACCGTTTTGCCTAGCGCATATTGCTAAATTTGTACGCCTAATAAATTGTTTATTTTTATCTATTGTAAGCATATCATCTAGGACAAAGCGCTGCCACGGTAAAAGTGGTAGGCCGATACGCTCGGCAAGCTCTGCAACCTCACCGCCCCTAGTAGGCCCTGATAACAAAACGTTATGCAGGCGCGGTTGCACTAGCCCCCGTAAGGTCTGTTTAGGTTTGGTACTAATTAGCTCGCGCTTTGTGCAGGCTGGCCCAAACAGGGCCCGCTTTGTGTCGTTATGTCTGTTTTCGGAGAGATAATGCCAGAAAAGACAGGGGGGGTAGCCGTCTTGGCTAAAAAAACGCCCTGTGATTTATTGCCCTTAGATACGTTACAGCGCTTGCAACAGGCCACAGCGTTATCAAAGCTCATTACTAATTCAGGCGCTTTACTTATAGGTATCACGTGGTCTACTTGGTCTGCATCTGCCCCACAGTAATAACAGGTGTAGCTATCTCTGGCTAATACTTGGTTTCTAAACTTATACCTGTAAGCCCTGTTTAATCTGGGGTCACCGCGTTTAGCCATTAGTACCAACCCCGTTTCTTATGATGAGCTAAGGCTTTACACGCACTACCTTTATAGCGCTTATCTATGTACTTTAGCCCTAAGTCTATCTGTTTATAAGGGTTTGTTTCTTTCATCTTTAACAACTGTGGTATGCCATAGGCTGTAGATTTTGTATTAGTTGCTTTAGGCCGCCAATTACTCTCTTTAGTCCATAACTTCTCTAAACATACAAATTGCTTGTAACTGCCTATCTTTATATGTGCATAGATTTTGTAAGCATCTGTAGCATTTAGATTAGCATTAGCCGAAACATTTTGTGTAAAGATAAAGCCTAATACTAGGCATAGAACTACCCTAAGATTACGCAGCTTGGCTGAGCTATCCGCTAGGGCGGCTCTGCCTGCGCGCAGTAATCGTACTGGGCTAGTCAAGCATTTACTCATATTGTGGATAACATACGCGGGGCTTGGGCGTGTTGTCCACAGGTTTTTAACCCCTGTGGATAACTTTTATTTAACAGGGCCATAATTTGTAGACCTATAAACTTAGTGTAGGCCGGTGGTATTGCCTCTACTAATTCACCCCATAAGGCCCACTCTATGCCCATAGCTTGCCTTGCTTGCTCTATTGTGTCGGCTGTTTTACCGCCGCCCGGTATTTCATCACGCATAGAACCATAAACGCCTACTGGTCTAACCGTGTGATTACATAAACTGCCGGTCAAAGGTAAATTAGACTCAAATAGCCGGTGTCTACGCACAGCTAAACCAAAACTACTACCGCATAACTGCACAGGGTCTAATAACGGCGCGCCTTTTACATTTTCTATAATATACGGTTGACCGCTTTGTAACAACATAGCCCTAACAGGCTCTAATAAATCTAATTTACTTGTACTTTTACCTTGTGCGTTTCTAAGATGCTGCGTAATGCTGTAAGTCTGGCAAGGTGGGCTAGCGTGTATCACATCAAATTGCTGTAAAAAGTCAACATCTAAAGCCATAACGTCACCGCGTTTGTAAGTATAAGGGTATCGCTTGCCGTGTTTTAAGTCTATGCCGGTCACCTGAAAACCTGCTTCCGCATAGCCAGCACTTGCGCCGCCTACACCGCAAAACAGGTCTAGTAACTTAATTGTGTACCTGCCGAGCGTTATTCACATCTACCAACGTTATATCTAGTAGCCCACAGCGTGTGCATTGTAGGCATTTAACGTTTGGTGGCAGGTGGTCAGACACTACGCGCTCTAGCTGTAGCGTTATTGTCTTGCATTGTCTGCATTTAGCCTCTATGTAAAGCATAGTTTCCATAGTCCTAATCTACGCGCTCAGGTCTAAAACAGGTGGCAAAATCGCTAGCTTTTACCTTTACTACTAAATCGGTTTCGTGTGTATCTGCTCTAGTAAATAACACAGGCGGTAGGCGTAACAAGGCCAGAGCAGGCACTAGCAATAGTCCGTCTGTAAACCTGAAACAGACCCGGTGATAGCTTTCTACACCTTGCGTGTACACCGGCACAGCTGCCATAAGCTGTAGTTTGTTATAGTTAAATATGGCTGTTTGTATGCTAGGTGTGTTTAGCCATTTCATCTCCACATCACCTATGTAGCTTTCTCTACCTTGCCCTAGCTTTTTGTTTATGTGGTAGTCGGTAAAGTAAAACGCCGGTGTAGGCGTTAGCGACCACGGTAATACGCTTTCTAAGTAATTAGCTAAGCGCTGTTCACGCCCCCAGTCGGCTTTTACCTGCCTAATTGCTTCCACGGTTAGCCCTCTCTTTATCACTTAACAGCTCATCTGGCACAGGCTCACGCTCTGCTATTGGGTCTAAATTACGCCCTGCCTCTAGCACTACCTCGTTATGGTCATCTGGCATTAACCATTTATCGCCATACTGTTTAGCCCATATCGGCGCGCATTGTTTAGCCTTTACCTTTTCGCTACACATATAGCCGCGATACGGTCTGCCTGTCTTACCTATGCCCTCTAATAAAACCCTATGCCCGTGTGTACATATTGGCGGCTCTGGCATTACCTCTGCCCCTAGCTTGGCTTTTAGGGCACTTATAGACTCAGCGGCGCTAGGTACTGCCCCACCTGCCCCGCGTGTCTGTAATGGCGCTTGGATAGCCTCTACCTTCTCCATATCTTGCCTAGTAGGTCTACCAACACCGCCGGGGCTAAGCAACCCAATAACGCGCCCATAAGCAGAGGTTACGCAATTCTCTACCCAAAAATTAGCATTTACTCCGCGGTCTGACCTAACCTCTAGTGCATAATCTACAGCGCTTGGTTTATCATCTTCATAGTTTTTATAGGCCTCTGCTCTAATTAAGATATAGCCGTTTTTTAGGTCTATGTCCTCTATGTAGGCTACTAATCGCAAGCCCGGGTACTCTGTACGCGCTCTTTTTATGCGCGCGTTTACATCTTCGTAGCCGTCTAAAAAGCTCATTTGTTTACCTCTTTTAACGCCTTAGCTATATTGCGCCCTCTTAAATAGCCGTCACCGTGGCCTTCTCTGTAACCTGTGTGATAGGCGGCCCACATAAACAGCCCTACTATTAGCACAGTAAACGTTATTACTGCTAAATCTATTAACATACAGCCCCTTTGGTTATGGCTGCTAGGTCTACCTGCTAAGTAGCCCTCTCAGCGTGTAAATAAAATTATGACGGTAAGGGCTGACATAGGCAACACGACACGCTAGCGGCTTAGGCGCTCCTCTAAGAGCATTTCATAAATCTTATCTACGCGGTGCTCTATGCGCTCCACACGGCCTCTTAAATTATGGTTGCCGTTATTATCTGGTAGCAGCTCGCTTAGGTAATACTTAACTAGGTGGCGTACTAGCCCAATCCCTACAGCTGCAAGGCTACATATACCTAGCATTACAGCTAATAAGGATTGGGCCTCGCTCACTTTTTAGAGCCTATGCCGTATTGCTTCTCGTTAGGCTGTAACGCCTTAACAATAGGCCCAATAAGACCAGCTATAAAAGCATTAGCTAATACTTTAGGGTCTGTTATGCCTGCTAGGTACAAGGCTGCAACGCTTGCTAAAGCCGCGCGCCCGTAACTATAGGCAGCTGCCTCTAGTTGCTTTCTATTCATTGTGCTACCTGCTCTGCCCCTTGTGTTGCCCCTTGCGATAATTTTAGTATGCGTTTAGCCGCTTTCTCTGCATTGACATTAATCTCAAAGTGCATTTCATCTACTCTACCCCGATAGTTACCGCCCCACGCTAAACGGTATTTTTTAGCTAACGCCTCTATCATAGGTATTTTTGCAGCTTCAAACGTGCCAGCTTTGCCTAGCGGGTGTTTAGTTGCGTTTAGGTCTATAGCTGTACCGCTGCTATGGCAGCTTAGGCGGTCTGTACTGCCGCGTACCATACGGAAAGCATAGCCCCACTCATCTAAAGCGCCTTCATCTATTGGCTCTATTAGCGCGTGGAACTCAGCGGCAAAACCTACAAGCAAAGGTGCTACAGCCTCAGCGCATCTTAATTTAATTTTAGTGCCCGGCACGGGGTAACTCTTTATACCTATTTCTGCCGGGTCTTTACTTGCAGGCCAGCCGTTATAGCTCGTTAGCATCTAGCCAAACCTGCTCTGCCTCGTTCCAATACCAGCCCATACCCTCGGGTCTAGGTGTCGGCGCTTGCCAGTTATGGTCAGCATCTAGTAACCAAGATAGATAAGGCTGTGGCGTTATGAATACATCATTATAAGCATCATAGGTAAAACCAATGCCTGCATATTGCTTGCGTATATTATTATTATATGAAGTGCGTTTGCAAGTTTGACCTCTAAAATTGCCATACCAAGTTTCAGTGTCTAAACCTTCAATTAGTTCAGTTTCATCAATACCTGTAATAACCTCGGTTACTATATTGTTTTCATCTAAAAATGCGTAATGCGCCATTATGTCCAACTCACATTCCCTGTGCCAGCGGTTATTGTGGCGCGCTTATATCCACCACTTGCGGCACTTTCAGTTCCAGTTACTCCAGCGCCAAAAGTTATTGTCCGAGTATCTGCATATCTTAAAATTACTACGCCTGAACCACCCGCTATACCATTTACATTTACAGTAGTTTTATAAGCAGTTCCGCCACCACCGCCTCCAGTATTATCTCCGCCCGCCGTGCCTTGATTATCGGTATTACCAGCACCAGCAGCGCCACCTCCGCCCGAGCCACCGCTTCCAGCAGTTCCGCCGTCGTATGTCGCACCGCCACCACCACCTGCATAAGTAACGGAAGAACCAGTAATAGATGTTGCTACACCATTACCACCAGCACCGCCAGTAGTAGATGTGCCATTACCGCCAGCAACTCCAGCGCCACCTCCGCCGCCAGAACCTAAATTGGGGCTATTACCAGAACCAACTCCACCAGCGAAACCTTGATTTGCTGTTCCTGCGCCACCAGAGGCAGGCGGATTATTCCCACCAGCGCTACCGCCACCAGAGCCTCCAACGCCTCCTGTTCTTTCAGCTTGCGTAGCCGCTTGTGAAGAAGCGCCACCTCCGCCACCTGTGGAAGTTATAGTAGAAAATACAGAGTCCGAACCAACTGTGCCTCTAGGATAAGACCCACCAGAAATTGCACCAGCGCCACCTGCGCCAACTGTCACGGTGTAATTAGTGCCAGTGTTAAGTGATAAAGCACTTTCTAAAGAACCGCCTCCACCTGTTGCAGTTACAGTGCAACGCAAGCCACCAGCTCCACCTCCAGAGCCATAGACAGTTCCACCACCACCACCACCAGCAACAACTAAATAATCAACTGTCAATGCAATTATTCTTGGATAGTTTTGTGAAGCTATAATCCCGATTAAACTCATTAGGCAATATCTCCAACTACCAAAAACGTATTTGATGCCGTACAGATAATGCTAGCTGCGCTGTATCTTGCGCGTAGTTTAGGTGCTGTTGCTGTTGCACCTGTTGAGTTTATAGTTACGCCTGCGCCTTGCGCTAGTGTTACTTGACCTGCGCCAATCTGAGCTATATTTATTACATCACCTGCGCTAAAAACGCTTGGCGGCACAGTTAAAGTTATTGCGCTGGCATTGTTTAGAGTTACTAGCTGATTTAGGTTAGCTGCTAATAGCGTGTATGTAGTGCCTGTTTCTGCATCAAACTCTAGTTTTAATCTGAGTACAGCTGTGCCGCTAGTAACGCCGCCTGATAGCCCTGAGTCTGTGCCTGTAGTAATGCCCTCTATATCACCTGTTGCGCCGCTAGCAACCCAAACGCTACCTGTGTAATACCATAAACTATTATTATCTTTAGTGTATGCAAATTGGCCTTCTTGCGGTGAAGTTATAGCAGAGTTTCTAGCAGCCTCACTAGCAAAAACTAAAATACCTTGCATCAAATAGCCGTTTACGTCCGCGGCTGTTAATACCTCACCTGTAGTAAAAGTCTTAAATCCTAAGCCCGCTGCCATTGTTACCCCCTAATAGGCCAATACGCCGGTGTCTAGCACCCCGTATAGGCTTGAGTCTAGTATAAAGCCGTCTATTATCGGCTCTAGTGTTGTTAGTGTCGTTTTCCAACTGCCGGGCGTAATTGCCATAGATACGCCAAACACTTGCAAAGTCTTAGTTAAAGTAGATGAGCCGGGCTGATTTGTAGTAATAGTTATAGGGTCAAAAAAATCTAGGTCTAGGGCCGCGATTATGCCGGCATTATAGTTATCTGTGTATAAATCTAGGGTAATGGCATCACATCTTATAGAGGTTTCTTTACGGCTAGCTACATAGGCTTGAGCGTAATCTAGGGCCGCGGCATCTGTCTGCATTAATAGATTTTGTTGGTTATAGCTATGTGTAAAGTACTTGGCAATAGAGGCTGCATCTGTAGCTACCTGAGTAGTACCGCCTGTACGCGTAATGCTAGCCGCGTTGTATACCAACGTATCATCTAAGCGCCAAACAGCGTTAAAATAGCCTATAGCCGTGCCGTTATCGTTAAACACGGTAGGTGTACCGCCTATGCTAGCCGTGGTCACGTTTCTATCTTGAAAAACAAATGAGCCTGTAGCATCTACATAAAAAGCCCCGTACTCACTTAGGGTTACTGTGTTAAGGGCTGCAAGGCTAGTGCGCGCTGTGCCGGGGTCTGCCTGCATTGTAGTTAGCCCTGCATCTACGTCACGCATAGAGCTAGGCCAGCCTATCTGGTCTAATATTTGATTAACACGCGTACCGCTTAAATCTCCAGCGGTTGCCCCTGCTACCGTTGCTATCTGTGCATTTTGGGCAAGTCTAAACGCATCTACCGCCGTTATAGTGGTATAAGTAACCTCATCTGCGTTTTTAGGTGTAGTAGTAGTGTAGCTAGTAATAAAACCGCTAAAGATAGGGTAGGTAGTACTAGCGTAAGTAGCTGTTATCTGCACTTTGCGCATAGGGTCTAGCAAGCCATAATAAGGGCCGCTAGTATTTTGTGGGTTAAAATCGCCGTTTTGGTCTACGATACGCATAGTTAGAGTACCTGTTTGGAATTGGTCGGCTTGTGGGTTACGGCCTCTATTGGTTTGTATTGTATCTACTACGTTAGACACATCTACAATTACTGCCGCGCTATCTGCTAGCACGTTTGTATCTAATATGCCTGTATCTAAAATCATAGCTTG